AATCACGACTTTTGGCTTGAGCGGTATTTGCTTAATAATGCACGTGAAATATTCAGGCTCAGAGGCTTACAGATTCAGGAACTGCTACAATGTGCCGGGATAGGAGTAGAATATATCCACAATCTTAAATACATACAATACGGAGATTTAGACATCATCCACGGTCACGAATTCAATAGCGGATTCGGTGCCGGCAAATTTCCGGCAGGTGGATTTGTAGACAAGTGGCAGACGTTTAAGGGCCGATATGACATTAAGATTTTGGCTAGTCATTGTCACCGCCAGGATTACGTAGCTAGTAAGCGGTCAAAGGACGGCAAATACGGCTACGAATGGGTGACCCCTGCTATGTGCCGGAAAGCTGCCAGCTATAACCCCTATGCCGGCTGGGATAATGGCTGGGCAATATTAAGGAACGATTCAGCCCGGGTAACGGTTGAAATCGTCAAGCTATGAGCCGGACAAAGGTCATCTATAAACGGCTAAAGGTTGCCTGGGGCTATGCCTATGTTGATGAAGACAAAATTGAGTTATACGATAAGTTAAAAGGTCGGCAGCATTTGGAGATACTTATCCACGAAAAGCTTCATCTGATGTTTCCAGACCTTGACGAAAAAGCTATAGTACGCCATAGCCGGGAGCTAAGCAGCCTATTGTGGAAACAAGGCTATCGAAGGGTCAAGTAACTATCTGACCTTATTAGGCCATTTCCTTTTAAGGTAGTCGATATAGTATTGCTCATAGTGCGGATTGAAAAACATCCAGCCTAAATAATAATCAAAGCACCATTCCAGATATTTGATGTAAGTTTTCATTGCTTATTTCGGTTAATTGTCGAATTGAGTCATAAAAGTTACCAAATTGAGCTATTTTGTTTCTTATTGTTATCATTGTGGTCAGGGACGGACTCGAACCGTATAAGCAACCATTTCTGGATTCAGCCACCAATGCCTCATTACGCCCACCTGACCAATAGTATCATAATTAAATCAATGACAATTGGTTTTTAGTACTAATACATGATTTCATATTGGATTTAGCCAAATCGTAATAGCTTTCTTTAAGTTCAAATCCTATACCATATCGATTCATTTTAACAGCTTGGAATACTTCTGATCCTATGCCCATAAAAGGGGTAAAAACTTTATCGCCTTTATTGCTGTATAAATGTATAATCCTTTCAATTGTCTCAAGCTGCAAAGGGCATATATGTTTTTCATCATTATCATCTCGACCATTACGATATCCTTGCAGAGTGTTTCCGTAGTCAATATCCATCCATACAGGAGATGCATACTTTTGCCACAAATCAACGGGAATCTCGGTATTAGTTACAGGATTAATTCTTTCGCCATCTTTTCTGAAAATTAAAACATAGTCAGGTATTCCAACGCGGCTCATAGTACTGTCCTTCTTGACTTGTTTATGAAGCAGTCCTAATGCTTTTGTTCTTTGCATCTCCACTACAGGATCTTTCCAAATTGTAATGCGTGAATGGTATATAAAACCTACATCCTCAAATGCTTTGAGAATCATGCCTGAAAAATCACGCAATCCAATAAATCCTTCCTTACCTTTTTGAATTGGTAAATCCATACAATGAACTGCTACATTTCGGCCTGGCATCATTATTCTGTATAGTTCATTTATTAAGAATTCAAATTGCCCAAAAAACTCATTGTAATCTTTAGAATTACCCATGTCTTCCAAGTGGCTGCTATATGTATATAATTCTGCAAATGGAGGGGAAAATACGGAAAGACCAATACTATCTGATTCAAGATCCTTAATTAATTGAACGCTATCGCCTCTTCTGATATGGTAATACTCATTTTTAACATCATCAGTATTGTAGTTAGCATTTTTCATCAGATTGCCTGATAGATTAGCATTAATAGCTTGGCTCATTTCGTTTTGCATAATTTCAAATTGTTTTTGTTTATGATTTATTGATTGCCTTACGTTTGCCATAGTATCTGTTGTAATTAGATAAATATTGACTTGGTTTTTTTGACCAAATCGATAAGACCTTCTAATAGCTTGATATAGGCCCTCAAATGAAAAATCAAGCGAAGCAAAAATCTGATTGTTACAATTCTGATAGTTAAGGCCAAACTGAGCGATTTTAGTTTTAGTTATTAATACTTTGAACTCATTATTGGCAAATCCTAATAGCATTTTTTCCTTGTATTCTGGCGCATCAGACCCTTTAACCTGAACAGAGCCAGGTATAAGTTTAGCTAATTCATCGCCTTCTTCATTTTGTTTTATCCAAACAATAAACGAATCACTGCTATTATTAACTATTGATATTGCTTCAGATAATCTTTCTAATTTGGTTAGTCTTAATTCCTGATTAAAATTTGTGGCTGATATTATAGCATCATTAAATAATGATCCATTGTTGCGTTTTGGCGTTTTTATTTGTTTTTCAATAAGATTTAAGTTCGGTAATTCATAACCATCAACGTTAAATCCAATATCCTGTGGTTTATTTAGCATAATAGCCCAGGTGCCAATAAATTGATAAAACAATTTGACTGCATGGCCTTTAAGTCTCCATTTAGCAGTCTCTCCACCGTCATGAACAAAATACATAGCTAGCATTTCGTTCCTTGTCATTACATCTAAAAACTCAGAATGATTACCTAACTCCATCGGATCATTTGGTGATGGCGTAGCAGTGCATGCAAGTTTATAGGGCGTATTTTTAAAGTTTGCTATTAATAGATTTTTAATTGATCCTTCAAAGTTTTTTAAAATGGAGCTTTCATCTAATACAATTCCAGAAAACTGACTGCAGTCTACATTTTCAAGTTGTTCATAATTGGTTATATATACGCCAAATTCATCAACACTGCCATTGAATTTTTTACAATGCAATCCAAATTTATCTGCCTCTTTAATGGTTTGGCCAGCAACCGTCAATGGAGCTAAAATTAAAACAGGCTTATTTGTTTTTTTACTGACTTGATTAGCAAATTCAAGCTGCATTAATGTTTTACCTAATCCGCAATCAGCGAAAATCGCATATTTACCTGCCTTTAATGCTCTTCTCACTATAAACTTCTGAAAATCAAATAAAAATTTATTTAAGTGTTTTTCATCAATTTCAAATCCTGATAGTATGTGCGCTTTTTGCTTTGTTTTTAAAAATTCCTGATAATTCATAATCCTTGCATATTAGTTTTCAACCATTCTTTAAAAGTGGGATATCCTGGCTTAATTGATCCGGTATATAAGTCTGTACATTGCAACGCATATTGCCGTTTAAGTTCGTTTAACTCTAATTCCTGCCGGCTAGTATAGCGTATATTAACAGACTCAGCCCGTGGACGTATGCGGTCTGCATCTTCCTGCTCTATTTTTTTTACATCTGATGAATCGATAGACGGTACTGAACGGAACGTTTGCTTGCTCATCAGCCGATTCATGAAGTCACTTATCAGCTGTTGGGTCTCAGGACGTAATTCCTCGGCATTAGACACACTTTCAGCTTCCGGCTGGACGTTGTAGTACTTGCTGCTGACATCGTTCAACCATCGCCAAATTTTGGAGGCATTTAGGTTATATAGTTCAGGGTCATCCAGGATACGTTGGCTTATCACCCTTTTCTTGGCATCATCCGGGATGTAGTTGTAGCTATTACAAACGGTTATCATAGCGTTTACCAGCTTTTGCAGTTCTACCGCCCCGGCGTCACCTTTTGCCTTCATGTCTTCGTACTGATTCAGCCCTCGGCTAATCTTGAGATTCCTTAGGCAGTCGATTAAAAAGTCTCTCATATTTTACCGTTTAATTGCTTCCATATACTTTGCCCTTTGGTAGGCTTTTCCCAATTCCAGCCCCTATCTTTCATTTGTTTTACCCATTCAGCATTTGACCTGGTGTCAGGATGTTCGCCACGCAGTAAGTCTATTTCTTGGTCTGTACGTAGCCTTTTTCTTTTGTTACAATTCATAATATGTTTTTATCCATTTTTCAAAATCAGGTTTTTCAAAGTCATTTGGCCATTTCGTATTCAAAACAGCTAGCCTAGCACCAGCTTCAAAGGCATTTTTCATTTTAATAAAATGCAAATTATTGGCGGTTTCTATCTGCTTTCCATATTCATCATATATATCTAAACCACGAATCCATAATAACTTAGCTAAGTATTCAGGACAGGTTCTGTCTTTTTGATTCATTTGATTTTGTTTAAAAATTCCTCATCTGTCATATTTCTGCGCCCCGGCCGCCCCCCAGCTTGCGTAGCTTTCATGTTACTGAGCCATCCATTGAGGAAACGTTTACAGTCGCTTGCGGTCATGTTGTGTAACCTTTCCGGTTCAGCGGCCAGGTGTGCATAAGCTTGGCTAATCGCCTCTTCAATGTTTTTGCCTTTGTGGGTTAGCTTGATGTTGTTTAGATATATTTCGTCAATTTGGTTTTTAAACCAAGAGAGAGTATTAGTATTTAGTATATCATTAGTACTTAGTACAGAATTAGTACTTAGTATAGGGGCACTTTGTCCGACATCGGCGAAAGCCGAACTCGGCTTTTGCTGAACTCGGTCATTTCTACTTTCGGTTGGCTTATCATATACTATGTGATTCCATCCTTCAAACTTACCCTTGTCATCTATTTTTTTTACGCTCAATATATATCCTAATTCTTGCAACTCTTTAAATATCCTATCAATAGTGCCTTTTTGATTTGCAATCTGTTTATAAAGATTTTCCTTATATATCACCCAATTAGCTGGGAGGCTTAAAAGATGTAATAAAAGGCCTTTTTGTTCTAATGTTAAATTTTCACTTTTAGCTATATGATTAGGTATTAAAGTAAAATCCGCATTGGTTTTACTTTTTACGATTTGTCCTGTATTCATAAATAAATAACCCTTGGCGACCTTTCCCGGTGCAGCGGTACTCGGCCCCCAAGGGCTATAAATGTTTTTGATACGCTCTGCACAGCGTGATGCAAATATAAAAAAGCCCGGTCATTTTCAGTGCGCGCAGGGTGCGTAACAAACCTGGTCACTACTTACCATTGATTTCCGCGCCTTGTCATGTTGGCGGTTAACTGTTTCGCGGGCTAATTTCATAGCTTAACCAAAAAGGCGGTAAGAGCCATATTGACTACAAGCAATAAACCAACCAGCGGAGCAATTCCGATTTCTACTGTCCGGGAATTGATGTTAACCGAAAAAAGACAGATAAACAGGAACAGAATACCGGAAACAAAGAGCGACCAAACCAGGACCCCCCCGATGTATTTTTTTTGATACTCATCCATTGCCTTGCTGCTTTTGAATCTCTAGCACCATTTGCCGGATTGTTTCACCTACACAAAATCCGTCTGCTTTGCTTTTAGCCTCAATAAAGGCGTACTGATTAGGCGTAAAGGCAACAATTACCTTTTTTGCATTTGGGCCAACATTGCCCCTTTTACCTCTTTTTACTTTGTCCATTTTTAACTGGTTTTTGGTTTTGATTGGATTAAGAAACATTGAAAACTAGATTTAATTGCCTTCCGTATTGTTTTTGATAGTTGGTTATCAACATATTAGCACGTACGGCTATTGGCTTGGCTTTCTTTCTAAGATATTCCACAGCATCCAACAATTGTTGGTCTGAACGTATTAGCCGATATCCGTTTTGAGTGCTGGCAATGCAGCAGCCAAAGGTCATTACCATATCTTCAATCATCCGGCGCATTTCGCGGTCTGACAGCTTATAACCAAGCCGGTAAAGGTGCATAAGTAAATCGCTGCGTTTTACAAATTGATGTGCTTGAAGCTGATTATGAATCTCAGCTTTTATTAGTTGCTCGCTCATTTGCTGAAATCTTTAAGCATTATTTTCAACCTCTTTTCAAGTTGTGCTTTTGTCTTTTTGTCATACAAATTGCTGTTACGCCAATAGCATAATTCACCGCTTGCCCATTTGCTATCCTTCAGATAGTGGCAGTTGTCCAAGTTTGTTCCTTGTGCTTTTATCATAGGTTATGAAGGTTATTTATTATTTGCTCATGGTATGTCCGGCGCTGTACGGCCTTTTTGACTAGTTCTTTGATTTGCTTATGTACATCTGGGTCAGCTTCAACCGACTGTACCAATAGGCGTGATTGAATAGGCAACTCAAAACGATATTCTACTTCTCCTGTGAAAGTATTGCCGAATTCCTCTGCCAGGTAATAAACCAAATATCCCTTTTTGGCTCCTGTAGCTAGCATTTGCATTTGCAGTTGGTAATAATATTCCTTAGGCAAATCTTCCGGGCTTTCTATTAATTCAACTTTACGTTCAAAAAATGTAGCTGGCTGAGGGCATTTGACATCGCATACGGCTATGATATCCAATCCATCATATAAAACACCATCCGGACTAGCGCCGCTTTCCTCGTCTATTGGCCAAAATTCGGTACTGCTGAATTTCCATGCGGTGGAATCACCCATATACCGGATAAATGAATCAAACCCGTCCTTCTCATTCATTATACCGTGTTCCATCTCTTTTGTGGTAAACTGCTTGCGGTATCCAGTAACCCTTTCAATGGCTTTCATTAGGATATAGTTGTCGGCAGTCTGCGAAAACTTTCCGGCTTCCTGGTCTGCTTTACTTTTAGGCTGCACAAATAGCTTCCAAATCTCTGAGGCCGTAAACTTCCCGACCCTGTCGTTAATCCATGTCATAGCTGCTGTTTTCTAAGTGTTAAAAGTTTCTTTAATGTCGGGTCTGCATCAAATGCCTGCTGATTTGATTTGTAAAGCTTACCCAATTCATCTACGGATTTGCAGGCGTTTATTTCCTGTTTCCATTCATCCGCAATGGTCGCTTTTTCGTCATTAGATGCCCCGTGTGTATTTGTAGAATCGGAATCAGCTTGGCCATTGTCAAGACAGAAAAGAGCGGATAAAGCATATTTACGGGCATAGCTGGCGGCCGCTCCAGTTACTTGACTTCCATCCATTCCCTTTTTGCTTTCCTCTTCCCTGGCATATGCCTTGCTGACATAACTATTTAGGCCATTCGTAAGCGTTACGGTTGATTGCACGTAGTATCGCTCACCTATAAGCGCTATTTCATCTGTCATCAATAGCCAATAGCCCAATGGATTAATAACCTGTTTAACCGCCTCAATTATATCCTCAGCCGAACGGTAATGATACTTACCGAATGCGTTAAACTGGCCCTTTGGCGCCCTTATTTGGCTTTGAATGTAGGCCAACGTCTTAGCCGGCCCCATTTGTTCCTCTGTCATTTTAGCCATTGTAATGATATGTCAAGGTAATTCGGTAATCGCAACCGGTACCGCCAGCCTGCGCTATGATTTGGTAATGCTTATTGTTTTCCATGATATTAAACCAAGGATAGCATAAATCGTTACAGACGTCGGTAAAATAGTCTTCAGCGCTGTACTGATTGTAAAACTCCCGGATATGAATTTCCTCATAAATGCGTGGTTGAGCAATGCGCTCACGCGTGACTTGATAGTAACCTTTTGTTTTCATATAAATTTTGGGATTATGTTCTCTGATTTTATATAGTTTTTGATGATTAGGCAGTTTTTCGGATGCTGCACCCCGTGCCTTTTATAGGCTAGTTTTCAAATCCGTTACCCTTTCAAAAACGGCTTTTAACATTTCGCCGTATATGTCACACATTTCGGTAACAATGTTATATTTCAATCCTGACTGCTTGGCAAATTTTACATTGTAAAGGTCTTTTCCGTTAGGTGTTACCTCCATTACGTTAACTTTTGAGCCTTTAAATTTTACTATCAACCTATCACCGCTAGACATTACAACGGCTCCAGTCATGGCTATAAATTTGTTGTTTCCGAGGTAGTTAAGAATTTGGTTCATTTTGTTGATTTTTATCGGTTTATGATTAATTGTTTATCAATTGCTGATTTAAGTCTATTTCACTTATCGAAAAGTATCTTACCGCATATTTTGAAAAATAATAGTACCTAATACCCTTTTTAGTCATTTTGCTAAATACACGGTAAACATTGCCATTAGCGGTTTTGATTGTTTGGCCGGTTGCTGTCATTTCTGTTTTCATTTGCGTTGCTGTTTGATGATGTAAAGATATATTATTTATCTTGATTGTCAATACTTAAAATCAAATTATTTGAAATATTTTTTTTGCAGTTT